TGTTGAGATAGAGATTATTGATAGTACTGTTGAAGTTGTTCTTGAGAGGGGGGACGCTTTCGATGACAACTTGGCTGAAGTTATTCCTGAGAACGAGTTGCAAAGTCTCGCCTCTGAAATCTTGGGCGATATCAAAATGGATAAAGCCTCTCGGCGGGATTGGGAAAAGACTGTAACGGAAGGTCTTGAGTTACTGGGTATGAAGATGGAGGAAAGGTCAGAACCTTGGCCGGGAGCCTCTGGGGTATTTCATAGTCTGTTATCTGAGGCAGTAATCAAGTTTCAGTCTGAGATGATCATGGAGACTTTTCCCGCGAGTGGGCCAGTCTTTACCAAGGTCATTGGGAAAAAGACCAAAGAAAAGGAAGAAGCATCCCAGCGTGTCAAAGAAGACATGAACTGGCAACTTACTGAGAACATGAGTGAGTATCGGGCGGAACACGAAAGAATGCTGTGGAACCTAGGCTTTTCGGGCGCAGCTTTCAAAAAGGTCTATTACGATCCCTATCTGGAAAGACAGGTATCGATGTTTGTTCCGGCGGAAGATGTATTCATTCCTTATGGAAGTACTGAACTCAGTACCTGTCCCCGCGTGACTCAGGTCATGAAAAAGACAGAGAATGAAATCCGTAGGCTGATGCAAGCCGGTTTCTATGTCGAAAGAGACTTGGGCGAACCAGCCAAAGAAATCACGGATATTGACAAGAAGAAAGAGAAAATCACCGGAATTAACGCTATAGATGATAGTCGTTACACCCTATACGAAGTCCATGTCGAACTGGACTTGCCGGGATTTGAGGACGAAGAAGACGGCGAACTGACAGGTATCGCCCTCCCATATGTTGTGACTTTGGATACCAACTCCAGTATTTACTCCATTTACAGGAACTGGAAGCCCGAAGATCAGAAAAAGAAAAAACGCGACCACTTTGTCCAGTACACCTTCATCCCCGGATTTGGGCCTTATGGATTTGGGTACATCCATATTCTTGGTGGCTATGCCAAAGGTTCTACGTCCATTCTTAGACAACTGATTGACGCAGGTACTCTGGCAAACCTTCCCGGTGGACTGAAGTCGCGTGGACTAAGAATCAAGGGCGATGACACTCCTATTGCTCCGGGTGAGTTCAGGGACGTAGATGTGCCTTCTGGAGCCATCCGCGACAACATCCTGCCCCTTCCCTACAAAGAACCTTCAGCAACGCTGTTCGCGCTGTTTAAAGAGGTTGTAGACGAGGGTAGAAGCCTAGCTTCAACGGCGGATATGCAAGTCGCAGACATGAATCAACAGGCACCTGTTGGCACGACTCTGGCAATCATCGAAAGAATGATGAAAGTCATGTCAGCCGTCCAAGCCCGTACTCATGCGGCAATGAAAAAGGAGTTTAAACTCCTCAAGAACATCATTCGGGACTACACGCCGGAAGAATACGATTATGAGACCGAGAAAGGTCACATGATCAAGCAGTCTGACTACGAACACTGCGACATTATTCCCGTTTCAGACCCTAATGCATCCAGTTCTACGCAGAGAATGGCCCAATATCAAGCCGCTTTGCAGCTTTCACAGTCCGCACCACAGCTTTACGACCTTCCTTTACTCCATAGAGATGCTCTTTTGGCGTTGGGAATGAAGAATGCGGCGGAAATAGTCCCAGATAAGGACGATGTGAAGTCAAAAGACCCTGTTTCAGAGAATATGAACCTTCTAAATGGCAAACCAGTCAAGGCTTTCTTGGAACAAGACCATGAAGCCCACCTTGCCGTTCATATGTCAGCGGCTCAAGACCCTGCCATGCAGAAAATTATCGGGCAAAACCCGATGGCCTCGGTTCTTCAACAGGCTCTTCAGGCTCATTTGATGGAACACATGGCGTTTAAATACCGTGTGGACATCGAAAAACAGATGGGAGTCAGTCTTCCGCAAGAAGACGAAGAAATGCCAATTGAAATGCAGAATCAAGTCAGCCGTCTTGCCGCAGAAGCTGCTCCGCTTGTTCTTCAAATGCACAGTCAAAAGGCGGCTCAAGAAGCTGCAATGGCCCAACAACAAGACCCGTCTGTTATTGCCCAGCAGCAAGACTTGCAACTGCGCCAGAAAGAACTTGAGATGAAAGCCCAGAAGGACTTGGCTGATATCAAGGTTAAACAGGACGATTCCACCCTCAAAGCCGAGTTGGAACGGGAAAGAATTGCCTCGCAAGAAAAAATCGCCGGTCTACAGGTTGGCGCAAAGATAGCTGGTGATAAAGCAAACATTGAACACAAAGAGAAGCTAACTGGATTTAACGCTGGAATGAATCTAAGGATGAAGAATGATAAGCCAGTCTCTTGAGGAACTGTTCCACGCGGAACTGCGCGACAAAATAAACGCACTGACAGATGTTCTTGCCAGTGGCGGCGCAACAGACTGGGAATCCTATAAGTACTTGACCGGCCAGATTGCCGGTCTTGCAGCAGCAGAGAGGTCGTTCTTGGATTTCATCGAAACCAGTCAAAAGGAAAACTAATGCTAGAAGTAAATCAGGGCGAGATTCTAATTGGTCAGGATGCTACGCCACTGCCAGATACAGCAGAAAAAAAGGCCAAACAAATCCCAGAACCTTCGGGATACCACCTTCTATGTATGGTTCCTGAAGTTGAGGAAAAATTTGATAGCGGCATTATCAAAGCAGATACCACTCTTTTTGCGGAAGAACGGCTTACTACCGTCCTGTTTGTCATGAAGTTTGGGCCAGATGCTTACAAAGACCAATCTAAGTTTCCCACTGGGCCTTGGTGCAAAGTAGGTGATTTTGTTCTGGTTCGTCCGCACTCAGGGTCACGCCTGAAGATTCACGGACGCGAGTTCCGCATTATCAACGACGATACCGTCGAGGGAGTTGTCGAAGACCCTCGCGGAATCTCACGCGCATAGGAGATAACAATGGCTGATGAATTCAAATTCCCTGACGAATCGGAAAAATCCACGGCGGAAGAAGAACTGGAAGTCGAGATCATCGATGACACTCCTCCAGAAGACCGCAATCGTGAACCGCTGGTCGAGAACCCAGAACCAGACGAAGAGGAACTTTCCTCATACTCTGATCGGGTAAAAAAGCGCATTGGAACGCTTCAAAAAGCCTATCACGACGAACGCAGAGCCAAAGAACAGGCTGATCGTGAACGCCAAGAAGCCGTGAACTACGCTAGTTCTGTCATGGAACAGAACAAGAATCTGGTTAAACGTACTAACACTGATGCCAACCTTTTGCATGAAACTTGGAAGTCAAAGGCTGAAGTTGACCTTGATGCTGCCAAGCGCAAGTACAAGGATGCATATGAGAGTGGCGATGCAGATGCCATTATTGAGGCGCAAGATGGTCTTCAACGCGCAACAATGCGGCATGAAACATCCCTGACAAGACAGCCTTTACAAACTGAAGAAGTTGCTGTAAAACCAAATCAAGACGTTTACACGGCTCCGCCTCCCGACGAGACTGCCACAGCATGGGCTACAAAAAACTCATGGTTTGGCAAGGATCGCTTGATGACCGGGATGGCTTACGGTGTACACGAAGATTTGATAGCGCGTGGTGTCCATCCCCAACGGGATGCTACAAAATACTACGACGAGATCAATCGTGAGATGAGGAAACGCTTCCCTGACTACAGTTGGGGTGACTCCGGGGTGAAAGAACCTCGCCAGAAGGCTAACGCAAATGTTGTTGCTCCAGTGACAAGAACACTGTCAGGCAACAAAAAAATTGCGCTCACTCAGACTCAGGTGGCACTTGCCAAGCGTCTGAACATCCCCTTGCAAGAATATGCAAAGCAAGTAGCAGCTTTAAATGGAGGCAATAATGGCTGAACGTCAACATCGTGAATTGGAAGGTAGGGAAGCTACTCAACGCATTAAAGAGTGGTCACCTCCGCAATTACTTCCTTCACCCAACCCCCAACCGGGATGGGCATTCAGGTGGGTACGGACGGCACTGGCGGGTCAATACGACCCAACAAATGTCTCTGCAAAATTTCGTGAAGGTTGGGAACCTGTTAAAGCTGAAGATCATCCAGAAATACAGACTCAGCCAGACCAAAACAGTCGTTTTAAAGGCAGCATTGAGATTGGCGGCTTGCTGTTGTGCAAGATTCCACAGGAGTTT